CCTGCTGCGCCTCCGTTGTTTCCCCATCCATTGCCGCCCCATCCGCAAAATACGAACAGGAAGAGGATGATAATCCACCATGCGCCACCATCGCCCCACATACCATTACCACCGCAGTTGCCTGTTACTGCTGCGATATCGGCAGGAGTCATACTTTCGCTTGTTAAACTCATGTTTTTTTCTCCTTTCAATGAGATATATAATCAACGCTTTTAGCGTGATTTACTTACCGCCATTCAGCAGTCCTTGGAACTGCTGTGCCATTGCTTGCAACTGATTGAGTTGCTGCTGATTGATCTTGCCAGAGGTGAGGAGCTTCTGCACCTCTGCCTTTGGATCGCCTGTAAACTGCTGCTTAAATTTTTGAAACTGCTGAATCATTTGCATTGGATTCTGAAACATTTGCATTTGCTCTACCTCCATCGTTTAAACGTTTTTCTAGTGCCGCTAGCCGTACCTTCAAGCTATCAATCTCTTTTGAGTAATCATTTACACTACTCTTGCTTTCTGCTCCCGTTTTAGGCAGCTCTGCGCCCAGTCGTTTGTACTCGTAGGTTTCCATGCACGGTCGCCCTGATGCATCAGCTCGTTTCTCGTAAAAAACTTGTCCGTTGCTGTCCCAAAGTCTTACAAAGCCATTTGCCGCCACTAGATAAGCTTCTGCCGCGTTCTTGCCCTGCACCCAGATACGTTCATCATTGCTTTGCTGCCCGAACCCTTGAAAGCCCTGCTGCATTCCTTGCTGCATCCCCTGATTGTACCGCAGTTGTGCTAGCTGATCTGGGACTGGTGGGCTATAAGGTTGATATCCATAGTAAGGGTTATATCCGTTCATGCTTCGTCACTCCTTTCCCAGAAATAGAGGGGGATTTCCTGCCCTGAATCCCATGTATCAAAATAGTCACCATCAACCACAGTTACAACATGGCTTCCCAGTGCCAATACATACACTCCTTGTGGATGTTCTGCTGCAAATGATGCAACGTTATAGCAGATAGGGCAAGCCTCAGAGACTATACCTCGCCTAAAACCTTTATCATGCAGGTATGCGCCCCACACGGCATTTGCAGACGGCATATCAGCCATCAGCAAGCCCTGCACGCAAAGTTGTAAGTAGGTCTTGTCCCAGTCCTGATCAAGAGCCTTACTTAATGCCCTGACGGTGCAATCTCCTACTCTTGCTGCAATTGGGTTTGGATTATATCTTTTATACATGCGTTCTTCCCTCCATGGCTGTATTATCACACATGCAGAGGGGAAAAGACACGATGCAGGTACGATGATTTTACGCATAAAAAAAGAGCCTGCCGTTTCTGGCAAGCTCTCAGTTTTTTTACTTTTCAATATTAAAGTTAATAGTAATTGGATCAGTCAGAAGAAGTTCTTCGTATGTAGTATCATCCAATACTTGAATTTTTGTCTCTACATTCTGCAAATCTTCAATATTTTCAATTTCCACGCTATCATCAATAGTAAGCGTTCCTTTTGATTTTTTATTGGCTTCGAGTCCAACTGAAAACATCTGGTATGTCATATAGCCATTGATTGATGTATCAGATGTCTGCACACGAATTTTTTTATCAGTCAAATTCTCGGCAGTAAGCATGATATCATATCGTCCATACTCATCAGATATGCCATTGTAGGTAATGATTACCATATCGTCCTGATATACGATATCGCCCTCCTGAATTGCATCTTCCCCTCGAAGCTCTTTTAATTTCTGCTTCAATTCCGCAATCTGCTTTTCAAGCTTTTGGATCATTGCCTCGATACCCTCTACTGTGTTCTCGTCTGCTGCAATCTCAGCTCCTTCTTCTGTGCTTGTTTCTTCTGCCATTACTGGGGCTGTAGATACTGTAAGTGCAAGTGCCATGGTTAATGCGTACAAAGATTTTCTCATTGTGTGTCCCTCCATTTTCTTTTCTGCCCTTCTACAATATCACTATTTTTTTATTACGTCAACGCAAAAAGGTGGGGAATTTCCCCACCCATGCTATTTTTTCAGTTCTTCCGCATAAGCCGCAAGCCACGGAAGAGACAGCAGCTTATCAGATGCCGAGTACCAGTACTCTTGAAATCTCCGTGTACTTACGCACATCTTTTCCGCTGCTTCCTCTTGAGACATACACTCATCCAGAAGATAAGTTACTGCCTCTTTCTCTTTCCGATTCAGCCGTGCCCTCATCAGGGCATACTCGATTATGCCATTATCACCGCATCCCCAAAATATCTTAACAAGCCCTCTATCCATATATGCTACCTCACTACTATATAAGCAATCAGGGCGGCATTGGCAAGAGCTGAGACTACTAACGCAAGGCGGCAACGGATTAGCTGCCGTTCAGCGCGGATTGCCGTATCAATTGCATCACGCAAAAGCATTTTTTGTGCATCCATCAGTTATCCTTTCCGCAGGTCTGTCTCATCTACCCATCCGTAGACGTTATCTCCAACTACATGATACTTGTGCTTGCCACTCTCATATATCCTTGTTACCTGTGCCTTGCAAGGCTGTGCAGGTACTGGTGTAGATGCATTGGCTGAGATGTACTGCTTACCGCCTACAAAGCTTACTGTATCGCCCACTGCGAATCCTGATATCTTACCAGTATAGCTATAATACGCTTCTCCTGCCTTAGTATATGCGTAGCCACACGATGCGCCTGGCCATACAATCTTATACCAACCAGAAGCGGTGATTTCAAGGACTTCTACGGCTACAGAAGTTTTGATTGTATCGAGCTTCTTTGCAGATGTATCTGCCCCTGTGCGAATGTTCATAGGTGTGAGCGCAACTGCTGTTCCAATGCCCTTGCCACAGAGTGTAGTGTTACCAGTTGAGATAATCTCGCACTCCACTTTAGAGCCATCGTCCAGTACTACTACAGTATGTCCCTGTACAGTTGTACACAGGATATCTCCACGCATCTGATATGCTGAGGACTCTGTACATTTTGGCTCACGGATGATTTCAAATTCATCCGTAGAATCAAGAACCTCAACTTCGTTGGCAGTAGAAAACCACGGAATGTCGCGCTGCAAAGCATATGCCACACATACACGTACAAGGCTGCTACAGTCTGTCTCCACTGGGGTGCTAACCTTGCTGCAATCCCATCCGTACTGCTTCGCTTTATCGTATAGATCCCAAGATGTAGACTGGTCATAACCGATATTATTATTTGCGCACGCTGCTTCCATGCACTGTGCAATGCGCTCACGCACTGCTGCATCTTTAGCGCGGATGACTACCCACCCCTTATCATGGCGATACCATGCTTCTACAGCTACTTCCTGCCCTGTCTGATCTCCTGCCTGTCCACCAATCAGCTTGCCGTTCTCATCAATTCTTGCACTACCTACATGTATCATTAACTAGTCCTCCTCGTAGATGATTGTTAATCCATAAGCTACTGCTGCATCATGTTCAATACGGCATCCTCTAGCCTTTTCCCATCCCTTGCAGAAATACGCTGCATGGCAGAGGCTCATATTTTCCAGTGACTTTGCAAGGAAACAGAGGGGAATCTGTACTACTCCACGCTCTTTCATAGATTTATTGCTGTACCACTCATCAGTGAAAAGCGTATTGACAATTTCATAGCCTTTTTCTTTCAAGACTGCGATTGCCTTTTCTCTGGTAGTCTTGATTTCTTCTTCACTCTTTCCTGCCATTGGCTGCGATAACATTGCTTTCATATTATTCTTCCTCCTTGATCTGTGAAATGTTCATCAAGATACAAGTGATACCTGCCAACACAACGGTTGATAGGCATACCTTCCAATCTACTTCTGCAAGCATGGCAGAAGAGCCAATGACTCCAATTGCTGCCTGTGCCATGGTTTTTACGCATCTAATACCTACAGTTTTTAACCACTTCTTCATTCCTCTTTTTCCTCCTGTTCCAAATCTTTGATACGATGATTTGCTACACCGATTTTTTCCATCACAACCGCCATATCCTTTTCGAGATTATAAGTCCGCTCGATCACCGAATTGTGCTTATCAACTCTCTTTGCAAGCTCATCTAACTTATATTCCATAAGTGCCCGTGTGCGTTCCTGCTGTCCATGGTTATTGATAAGGCACACAAGCAAGGTAACTCCTGCTGATATACATGCAGGTATCAGGGTTTCCAAAAGTGCCATGCCATTTTCTCCTTATTTTGAGTCTTTTTTAATTTCTTTCGTATGCGGTTCGGCACGTGCCAACGCGATAAATCGGTATCTTTTCAAGTTCTTCCTCCTGCCACTACTAAAGTTAACTATACTGTGTACAGCGACACTATCGGCACAAAATCCTTTTAAGGAAATAATCCAATCCTGTTGTAATGCCATTAGTTATCGCCTCCTCCTTAACAAACAAAGAAATATGCTCCCCTATCATAATTTGTGTTATTTGTAACTGTTAATTCTATCTTTTTGTTAGTAGTATTGTAAGTCTGAGATTTTATTAAAAGTTCGGAGTCTGGTGAAATAGCAATATAGTTATCAGTCATATAATCTCCTACAACATAAATTTCTTTACTTTCAGTAGAATTTGCTTTTACGCTCAAGTAATATTTGTTGTTCATTGCTTCGCATGTTTCATAAATCTTGTCTTTTAAGTTTTCCAAACGATTTGTAAAATAACAAGATGATGCTTTAGCCGGTCGTTTTATACTTCCTATATTATTAACTGTACAATTCCAAGAGCATGAACTAAACGAATAATGTCCACCCAAACCATCTTCTTCATCTAATCCAGTCTTACACTTTAATAATGTATTGGTAGCATGTATATATGGAATGTGTGTTACACTTTTTAATGTCAGCAGCCCAATGTCCATATTATACAATGTTGTATCATTTATAAAAATATAATCAACGTTTTTATCAAAAGCAATAGCAATATGACCATTACAAATATCACAATGGCTAAAATAAATATAGTAGCAATTTCCAAGATATACAAGAGTCCTAGTTTTATCAGATATAGATAATGCATCCACTGCGCACTCTCTAAAATAAACATAATTGGTATAAATTTCATTATTGCAGTCTATAAAAGTGCCATTAATTGTATTTTCTGATACATTCATTCTAACTCTATCGAAATAAATATATCCAGTTGTGGCAGTAATATATATACCATAAATCATATTAGAAATATAAATATCAGAAAAATGACAATTAAGACTTCTATCACCAGTTAAAGAAATACCAGTTCCATTTTTTGCTTCTAAATGAAAATTACAGATACTGATATTTTTACACCCATCTAAATTTAAACAAGAATTAGTTCCACCATAAATAATTTTAGTCGCATATCTTTCTGATGAGTCATTCATGCCAATAATTTTTAAACCAACAACGGATTTTAAATTTAATTGTTTTGATATAATAAAAGTTCCAACTGGAATTTTAATTTCAAATCCGTTTCCTTTAGAGAAAACTATCGCATTTCTAAAATAATTATAATCGTCATTAATACCATTGCCACGTGCACCAAATTGTTTTACATTCACCGTTTCATTTTCAACAATCAATTCTGCGACAAGCTTATTATTTAAAAAAATGATAGACCCGCCATCATCAATATCAGTAGCAATCTTTTTACGAACTTTATAAGTAGACCTACCGCCATCATTTAGCTCGTAATAACCTAAAGTAACACATACAGTATCTATTATCAAGGATGTATCTTCTTTCATCCTTTCAACCGATATATAATAATTTGCCTTCTTTTTTCTTAATGCATTTGTAAATTTCTCTTCATTGATACTACCATCCGACACAGTAGTTGTTGCTTCTGGATGTTCATTCAACCAACTTGATACTGCGCTATTTGTCTGTTCGTCTGTCGGTTGCCCTACCTCCACCCACTCTACCCCTCCTTCCTTTGCTCTTGGTATTTTGCCATCGTCAGTGGCAGAAGGTTTATCAACTTTATCTTGCTTTAGTGAATCAATATCTGTACTTAGCTGTGCATAGTCGGATGGGATAGTATCCTTAACCTGATCAACGATTTTCTGAGTGGCATTGGCGATAGCATCGTTAATGTCACTCTTGGACATGTCAGAGCCGTCTGGTACTGCGGCAGCATCTACAACCATGATGATAGGGGCAGACTCCACTACCTTGTCGCCAGATTTTACCTTGACCTTACATCTTACCTTGCCTGCTACAGCCGTCATCTGCTGCTGTATAGTCACAGTTACAGTGCCGTTGGAGTATGCGCAGGTATACGAAAAAAACTTGCCATCAGGCTTACCACCCTCAAAAGTTACAGCCGCAGAGGTGGGAGCAGTCCACTTGCCAGAGGATGTAAATAAGTTAAAAACAAGTGTTCTTCCTATATCATCATATTGTGATACATTGATGATGATTGGGAGGGCTCTCCTTGGGGTCATGTCCAGCTCATAAATTGCTTTAATCATTTTGTTCTCCTCTCAAAATTTTTTCGTGATTTTGTACCACTTTTATGAGATCGGCTATCAGCTCTTCATAGCCAATAGCACCGTAAACTACTTTATCAGCACCTCTAAACTCTTGTAGCAATGCCAGATTATCCATAGATAATTCTTTTGCGGTTTTTTGCACCTCTTGATATACAAGTCCATGATGCACTTTAAGCTCACTATCAGCCTTGTAAGTATACGTCACAGGGTTTAAAGCCATTATCCAGTCTGTGGCGGTATCACAAGATATATCTTCGATGTTATCCTTTAGCCTTTTATCAGATGAGTGCACGATAGTTCCATTTACTGCAACTGTACAAGTTCCTGCCTCTGTATCATTAACCTTTTTCTTCCCAGAAAATGTAAACTCACTTGTCCCAGTAGGCGCAAGATAGTTTTGCAAACGTCCAGTGTAATCATACAAGCTATCACCTGTCGTTACGTCTGAGCCGGAATGAAAATCGCAGTATGCAATACCATCAGCTGAGTCGTTATTGCCGTAAAGCTCAATTCCATAATTGATAAATATTGCCTTATCAAAACACACATCTTGCCGCTCGTATATCCCTGTATCTTTGTTATATGCTCCACCCTGCGAATACATAGAGCCAATTTTAAAACGTCCGTCAGTGTTAATATACCCTGCACCAACTTTAAGCAAGCCAGAGTTTATAGTTACTTCGCCTGAGTCCATATCGGCACAAAAAAGAGTCTTTCCAGTGTTATCTACAACCTTTAGCTGTCCAGTATCTATATACGCTGCGTTGATGCCCACAGTGTAGATTTTTTGCAAGATTGCTGTACCGCTCCAATCTAAGCCGTTGTAAGTCTCGCCACCATCAATAGAAAAAATTATGCCACCATCATTGATACGAATGATGGTCTGAGATTCTTCAAGGACTGGCTTATCATGCAAAAACCAATCATGTGCCCCACCAGTGCCTTTATCAGTTACATACAAACCGCTGCCCTGCTCTACCTTCTTTACAAGCTCTGCAATCGCTTTCTTTCTTGCACTAGTTTCCTCAGTGATCTTGTCATCTGTGCCCTGCTTGATATCCTCTATAACTTTCGTAAGGCTATTTTTTGCACTTCCTAGCGTGATACTGTCGTAGGCATCATTAAGCACGTTATATACCGTCTTAATTACCTTTGCTTTTGCGCTGATCTCCAAAGGTTCAAAATATACTGATACTGTATCGCAGAGGTTGACCGCTTCTAACAGTGCAATGTCCTTGTAGCCCTCAAATTGCGATAGCATAACAAACGATACATCAATTGATACATCAGGCACTCCAAATCCTGTTTGCCGCACGTAGGCTTGTGCTTCTTCTCTTAGCTGCGCTTCTGTGGGTTTCCCCTCAAAGCTAGCTGTAAAATCATGTGGTATGGTACGCTTGTAAGGGAAATTATTTGCCTTGTCGCTGCTTATCGTAGTCTCTGGTAGTGTTACAACTTCGCCTGTCTCCTCGCTTTTCCAGTAAGGGCATATACCTGTGATAGTGTTTGCTATAGACTCCTCCTGCTTGATATCAGTAAGGTTTTTGCCATATCGGATTGTTACACCCTTATCAACTCCTCTGTGATCATGCAGCTTTACAGTGTAGCCGTTAAACTCGTACTCTCCAAGGTAGGTATCTAAGATACTGCCAGATATGCCACCCAAAAGCGCGCGGCATGATGTAGGCACATCAAAGGACATCTTTGCTTTAGTTTCTTTACTAGTCCAAAACGTAAAGGGATTGTCCTCAGCAGAGTTATTTTTCAGTTTTTCCATAGCCTCAACCACATTTGATGCCGTAAATGGCTTCACGGGTATATATGATAGCTGATAAGATATGTGTTCTGCCTTTACTGTAACTTTGCCGTTAAACGGCTTCGAAATATAGTAGATGCGGAATGGCTCAGAGTCTTTTCTATAGGCTGGCACGGCCTTAATAATGTGATTGAGAAGAAGTTCTTTGAACCTTTTCCCTGACTGTGGGTACACCATTTCAAGCTCATAACTTCCGTTTCTCTCCTCTGTAACCTTACAAGAGATAGCTTCCGATAATGTCCCTAATCCTTGCGTTTTGAACGTTTTTTCAGTTGCTCCGTATAAAATCGGGTTCATATCGTCCACCACCTCCCTTGTATTTCTACTGATGTAATTGCTCCACTGAAAGATACAGCAGTTTTTCCTGCCGCAAGCACTGGGAATCCTTTTGCAAGTGTTACAGCCGCATTACAATTGTCATTTCCCTTGTAGCAGTCCATAATATCACTGTCTATATCTATATACTCGCTGATCGCAGATATATCTACTGTATAAGCTCCTATAGTAAGCTTTCCTGCCCCTGTTCCATACACTCTGATCAGGGGCTTCGCAGGAAATCTTGTGGGGTTGAATATTTCTCCTGCGGTTGAAAACTTTTCTTTCCATTCACCAGAAAAGAGATACTTTTCTGGCTTGCAATCAAATGATACTGTAGCTTTTGCGCTCCTGTTATATGCTCCAGTATCATAGCTAATGGAGTCTGTAACCAGTGCCATCCTGTAGTACTCTGGATGGTGAGAATCTTCTAACCTGCAATACTCTGTAGGCTGTTTGAGCCATGCGCTGATCGCATCCACAAAAGCTTCAAAATCATTTTTGCACACTAAGGTGTAATCCAGTTTAACATTTTCAAATCGTCCATTATCCTTGATAAGATCGCCATTTCTTCCAGTGATGGAGTACTTTGTTACATCACGCTTTGGCGTATCGTAGGACTTCTGTCCGCCCACCAGAAGTCCATAGTTGGCAGAGGATTCACCGTTATAGATCAAAAAATGTATCATGCAAAAACTCTCCTCTCCCTGTCGTAATCATTCGCCATTCGCCTTGATACCTCGTCCACTATCTCATCCGCAAGCTCCTCTTTGTCTTTGTTATAACCATTGATATTGATAGTAATTGGTGGGCGGTTCTTTCCATTTCCGTTGATCTTCTCAGCAAGTGCTGCAAGCCATCCTTCGGACTTTTCAAGCGGTACTACCGCCTCATCTCCTGCACCTTCCAAGTAGCCTTTCTGCCCCTTGCGAAGTATGCCGCCCTCTTCAAGCTGGCTGATTCTGCCAAAACTCACTGGTGAAATGTTAATACCAAAATGGCTACCACCGATGCCAGGAACCCATTCTGGAACTGAAACAGAAATCCTATTCATTGCACCCACGATTGCATTCAATCCTGATTCTACGAAACCGATTGCTCTATTGATCAATCCAATAACTGCATTGATAGGAATTTTTGCCGTTCCGACTATTCCACCAAATACAGTGCTAAATGTATTGACAATTCCATTCCACGCTTCACTCCATTTGCCTGCGAAAATATTAGAAATAAAATCTATCATGCCATCAAGCATAGGCTTTAAAACGGTATCATATAAGCTTGTAATAGTCGAAAAAGCGGTTTCCACATATCCAGAAATTGCAGAAAAAACAGAATCAAAAGTTGGTTTTAACGTATCTCGCAGGAAATTTCCTAAATCGTCAAATATCGGTTTCAAGGTATCTCTGATATAAGTAGATACTCTATCAAAAGCAGGTACAAGTGTACCATCAATAAATTGCCTGATAGCTTCCCAACATGGCTGTAAATGATTATTCCATGTGTCAACGATACCTTGAAAAGCCATTTCCACAAAGCCTTTGATTGCTGCAAAAGTGGTTTCGAATAGAGGAGCGATATTATCCCGAACTGATTCAATCAGTGCTGAGAATACTGGGTATAGTATTGTCTCCCACACCATCTGTATAGCTTCGAATGTGCCAGATATTACAGTGCTGATTGCATTAAATGCCACTTCAAAAGCAGGTTGCAGATTTGCCGTAACCCAATCATAGATCCCTGCAAATACTGGTAAAAGAACGTTGTTCCAAACGTCCTGAATCACTGTAAAAGCTGTTGTGATAAATTCTTGAATGGCTGTGAACGCTATTTCCACTGCTGACTGAATGCCAGTAATAATACCGTTGATCACAGTTCCATCTGTCTGTGCATCGGTTACAATCTGCTCAATTACAGATGCAAGGAAGGAAATTACACCCCCGATTACATCACCTGCAATTTGAATAGCCGCTGCAATTCCATCAACGATTGCTCCAAGGACTGTTATTGCTACCCCGAAAGCATCCGCAGCACTGCCAGAATCAAGAAAGTTAGTAACAAGTTCTATAAGATAGCTTTTCAGGCTTTCAAATGCCGTCATCAGTGGCATAAACGCATTGATAATGCTGCTAAATGCGCCAGACACAGCACTTGTGAGCTGTCCTATCCACTCCATGATCGGCAAGCTACCAATAAAATCAAATACCGCTGTTGCAACAGAGGAAAATAATTTGAAATTATTTAAAAGATGTCCTGCGAAGATTTGTGCAAGGGCTGTAAGTGGGCCAGAAACAAACTTGCTTACAATTTCTCCTGCCGCTGAGATGCCCTGTTTTAAAGTGTCCACTACACTTTTAGCCGCAGACATTTTTCCTTGTGCTTTTTCCATTGCAGAGGAAGAATCTTCTGTTACTCCTAAAAAATCTTGCACTACTTCAATGAGTGGCTCAAATACCGTAAATAGTTCTTTTACTGCACTTCCCACACCTGAGAAAGCTGTGGAAGCTGTCTTTTTCAACTGCTTAAACCATGATACAAGAGGTAGCTTAGTTATAGAGCTAAGCTTTGCAAGTAGCTTAGTAAACGCATTTTCAGCTACTTTTCCAAATGACTTAACCACTCCCAACAGTCCACCTTGTGACAGTCCATCAGTTAAAATAGATACTGACTCCGAAATGAGGTCAATCGCCGCCTTTAATTCGCCAGAAAACAATTTATAAAAAGCTAATTTCAGACCGTCCACCGCAGAATCAAGAAGAGTCATTGAACCTTCAAGATTGTCTAACTGTGTCTGTGCCTGTGATGCAGCCGAACCACCTGCATCTGCAAGAGCCGCTTTAAACTCGTTTGTTTTATCAGCCGATACAGCCGCCATCTTATTGTATGCATCAAGCCCTTGCACACCAAAGATAGTATTAAGGGTAGCGTTCTTTTGCTGATCCGTCATTCCAGATAATGAACTTGTGAGATTATCTACCACATCGTTAAAGTCACGTGCAGTTCCATCAGCGTTATATGCAGATACTCCCAAGCTATCCAAAGCCTTTTTAGCCTGATCTGTAGGTGTGTAGACCTCAGACATTGCAGAGTTAAGCGCAGTCGTTGCATTCGAGCCAGTAACATTAGCTTCTGCTAATTTAAGCAGAGATAGTGTTACAGAGTCCGAAGCCTGCCCGTAAGCTGAGGCATTGGCAGATACACCAGATAATGCCTCTCCCAAACCGCTTACATTAGTATTTGCAAGGGTAGCACCCTTAGCCATCAAATCTGCATAGTATGCCGCGGATTTGCCCTCTTTTTTAAAGCCTTTCAAGGATGATGTAAGGTATGTAGCAGAGGATTCCATCGACATTGCGCCAGCCGAAGCAAGATCAAGTGTCGTACTTAAAAGGGTAGCTCCATTGGCATCTTCGTTTAAAATATCAGCCGCCGACATGCCAGCCTGCGATAATATATTGATACCTTCTGCTGCTTCGGTTGCTGTAAATTTGGTTGTTGCTCCCATCTTCTCAGCAGCAGCTTTTAAATCTTGTATCTGATCTACCGTCTTGCCTGTTGTAGCAGCAATCTGTGATACCGCAGTATCAAACGACATACCAGTATCAACCGATGATGTAATCGCTCCTTTCAGCAAATCAAAGCCTTTGGAGGCTACTGTGCCTATAGCATCTGCAATTAGCTTGCCCTTTGCTACAGCACGTGTAGCAAGAGATTCTAAATCCTCTTCCATGCCCGATGAATCAACAGAGATTCCTGCCACCAGTTCAAGTATATTCACAGCCTCACCTCCAGTCCTGCCGCTTTAATAATTTTTGTTATGATCTCTTCTGCATCTTCTTCCTTTTTGGGCTTTCCATATGCCGCATCATAATATCGCTGCTGCATGATGTGTCCGCCTGCAAAGTTAGCAGTATTTTCACATATCTTCTGTAGCGCATCCGTCACATAAACGCGATAAAGCAGGTTCTCTACGTACTGTGCATGTCTGCCTTGCACATACGCGAAAAAACCTGCTAGTGTTCTACCTCTGTAATCTCCTATGCAGAGGTAAAGCACTCTCCGCGTCTCCTCGTCTGCGCTCAGGTAAAAAGCTTTACGAATTCCTCATCTGACATTAGGTCAGCAAGATCGTGAATAAACGATGCCATGCTCAACCCCTGCTTGTACTCGTCCTCGGTCTGCTGTGAGATAATAGCCATGATTTTAATTAAATCGTCCTTATGCCCCTTGATGAGCGCAGGAATATTTTTCTGAATGCGTTTCAATGCAAAAGTAGTTCTGCTTTCGCCCTCTGGAAGCTCTGCCTTTTTAAAAATTGCCGCTGCTGCTTCATCCATTGCAATATTGGTTACTGGAACAATTACTTCTGCAAGTACATCAAGTACCTGATCGCCTTTGATATCTGATAATTTCATCACTCGCCACCTGCCTTAACGTATACTTTGTATGGCACTTCATCTGGATTCTCAAGGCTATAGTGTGCGGTATACTCAAAGGTAAAAGTACCCTTTGCTTTGTCGGTGGTCTGCAAGTTAAAACCGCCCGTTGAAAGTGCATTCTTAATGTTGATCGCGATAAATCCACCCTTGCCATAATCGCCAACAAACCAGATGTCCGCAAAATCTGCATCTGTAAGTGTTGTACGAGGGGTGATCGTTGCCTTTGATGTGTCAATGTCTGCTGCTGCCGCAAGGTTCTTGATCTGTTCTGCTGTTACTGCTACGTAAGTGCCTGATACCTTGATTTCTCGGCTATCAAGCTCTTTCAGCTCCTTGGTGTTCTTTGGGCAGTTATCAATGTCCTCGCCATAATCCGTAAAAGATGGAGTATCAGAGAAATTGATACCGCCAGAAGTTGCACCGATAATATTGGTTGCAGTAATTGTCCATGTCTGAGGATCAAACTCAGACATTAAAATGCCTGCATTCATTTGGATGTGCTCAAATACTTTATCTGGCAATTTTGTTGCTGCTTTTCCCATTTTGATTACCTCGTTAAATATTCGAGTGTGACGTTTATGTATCTGCGTTTTACTGTCGGTGATGTCTCGTCAGTGAGGGACTGACACCACGGAACACCAGTTTTTACCCAGATCAAGCCCTCGTCACACTCAATCAAATCATGTTCTAAGATATATTTTCTAAATTCCTCGGCTTTTTGGTTGGGGATTGACTCTGATTCCGTCCAAAACCACATGTTGACTACTATAGCCACGTCAGGATCCCCGAAGCTGCCTGTGATATACTCATAGGTCAGCCACGGAAAAACTGTGTCGTCTGGAACGGATGTGGAAGGATAAGCCGTCATGCCAAAAGCCGTAAACCATGCCTGTAGTGCCTTATCTTTACTCAACTAGCCCCGTCTCCTTCCATGCCTTATGCAGTTTGTCACCGTTCCATGCAATCCAATCAACCATCTCCTCATTCATCGCCCATGCACCGACAATGCTGTGTGAGCTAAAAGCAAGCCCTGACTCTGCGAGGAAAGCATGAACAATCTCGTGCCTTAAAACATGCTTTACTAGTTCCTCTGGCGATGTTGCAATTGGATCGCTGTCGGGGTCTGTCTCAGGGGCTACATAGTAAATTTTCTTTCCGTAGAAATCACACCATCCATCAGCACCCTCACACGTTTTATATTGGTCGCGGCTTACTCTAATGATTTTGTAATTGCAACCCATTACGTTTACCTGATCCATCATGTCGTTAACTCCCATTTTTCTGCTGTCACCTGCGCCATATCTAATCCCGATACCTGCGGTGATACCTTGTCTCCTGCATCAGAGGTTACGCGAAAGGTCTTGCCGTCCGAAAGCCGCTTAAAAACATCATGATATGCAAGCTGGCAAGTTCTGTGTGTAGTAACTGTAAAAACGCTTGTTACCCCTGATTTCTCAGCGACACGAGCGTCTAAGGATGTATCACGGCTAATAGCCGCCTGAAAGCCTGCCCCTTCTACCCATGTAGTCTGAAAGCCTCCTGCGCCATCTGGCACACGTTTTTTTTCAATCAGCCTGCAACTTTCCATCATATTTTCTACAAGTTTCATATCTTCCTCCATGTGTTTAGGCGGCTTCTAAAAGCTTCCTGCCACGTTGCAGTACCGGTATTACCTTGCGTAGCTTTGGTGTAGCTATAACCGCCAAAAGACTCCGACATATACGGTGTAGGATCTCCGTATTTCTTCTGCCACTCCTCGATATCCAGTGCAAGATCAACGACTTCCTGCGGTATGCAGAGGGCGGAAATCGAACCGGTAAATCGCTCCTCCACTCTGCATTCGCAAGGATATCTGTACACCCCATCATGGAAGACAGAGCCTTGAACCAGAAAATATTGTCCCTCTTGCAGAAAGGTGATGGGCTGCTGTACTCCTGCATCATCAATGTAGATATTATTATCTCGGAGTGTGAAAACACCCTCATGCGTGCCATTAGGTGCAACAAAAAAGTTGCGTATGTGTGTTAATACCTGATACAGCATAGCCCCACCTTTCTTAGCCTAAAGACTTGATACGAGCAATTGGAATTGCCTTGTGATCAATCTTCTGAGTTTTTTCTGCGTTTTCAACGAGTGTCCAGTTCGAAGCTGTTTTGAAATCAGCTGGCATTGGAGAAGTTTGGGTTGTAGGCTGTTTATAAGTGATTCCTCTCGGAGCAATTGCCTTGCGCTGACGGGAGATCAAAAAATCCTGTCCACCGTACTTAAACGGGTCACGAGTTGTTTCATTTGGCACTGCTGCGCCAATATCGCAATAGTCAAATGCGCCTCGCCCTAAAATATAAGTTGTGTATGCGCCTGTATCAGAGTCAAACGGAGCATCATCATCAATTAGCACGGTTCTGCCGTTCCATGTAGCAAGCGTCAGATCTTTTTCAACTCCGTTTGCATCTACACCCTTGCCGTACTGTAATACCTGCAAGTTCTCAAGATTAGTAGCTACCTGAGAATGCGCAATCACAAGTGAAAAAATATTCTTGTTTGCACCTGCTGCTTTCTGGATGGTATTATTAAGTGTGGTTACGCCCACAGTCTTTTCGCCTGCCTCAGTGATGTCAAGTGTGTGTGCTTCAACAAACTTGGCATCATCCGTTTCGGTCATGCCAAAAATACCTTCAAGGACAGCTAAGATATTAAGCTGCAGGTTATCATCCCAGTAGCCAGATACCTGCTTTGCGATATCTACCATAAAATCATGTCCCGTGATATCTCTAGTAAAGTCCTTCTCTCCCCACGAATTAGCTCTACCATAAGCTACAATACCCTGCATATAGCTATCAATGCTATTAGGTGTAATCGTAGTTTTGCCATCGTAGTTTTGAGCATCACCGCCAATTAAGCCAACCATAGGCAATACAACGTAGTTGCCGCCTGTCTGATCTGCAAGTAATGTTTTAAGCTCGTCTCTAATGTTAAAAATACCTGCTCTTAAAAAAGCGTTCTGCTTAATTCTCGGTACGGTTTCGAGGTATTTCCCAAATACCTCGCTATTAAAGTGTTTGTTATCAAATACTGCCATGTATTACTCCTTTACTTAGAGAGCCATGTCTTAACTTCTGGTGCGTCTGGGTGCTCATTTGCATACTCCATCTTTTCCCCAAGACTCATCTTTTCAAAACTGCTCGACTCATCGTTTTTCGGTGGGTTCGGAAGGTTTGCCCCCTTCTTCTGCGTATCCACGATGTAATCTTTGTATTCTGTCTTGATGGACTTTGTAAGCTCATCAGCTCCCTCAATCTTGCCGTCTTTGAGCTTGATATCGGAAATCTGCTTTGTGCTCGCCCTTACTACCAGATCAACCAACTTATTGGAAACTCCTGCATCAGTAAGCAACTGCTTGTAAGCGTTTTCTTTCGCTGTAAGCTCTGCCGCCTGTGCCTGATCGCTCTTATACTTTTCAAAAGCATCATGCTCGGACTCATACTTGGTTTTCCACTCGTTTTCCTTGTCGCTGTTGCCCTTCTGAGCTTCGACAAGCTGAGTCTTTAAGGTGTCACGCTCGGTCTTGATCGCGTCTACCTCAGCGTGTGCTAACTCAAGAATCTCAGAAATTTTCTCCTCATCGGTTGCGTTTTGGTTTTTAATGATCTCTCTAAAATCTGATTTTTTTAATGCCATTTTGCTATATCTCCTTTGCTTTGGTGGGCTTGCTTGCCCTATAGCCGTATCTGCTATGCTGTGCAGCTATCATAAGCATATTCCACTTTTTGATTGCTGTTGTATCAATCAAAAAAACTATTTCAAGTAAAAAGGAGAGCTTCTCAGCTCTCCAAATTCTCTCGTATGATCTTCGCATACTCATCTGTATGATTTGCAAGCGCAGGTTTTAGATATGGTCGCGCTTTCTGCCCATTCGTCATGTGCCAGTTGCCCTTGCTATCCTCGTATACCCACGAGGTTTTTCTACCCCCGTCAGCATACTTTCCAGTTCCTAACTCAACATACGGTGCATACTCTACATTAGAACCTATCAGTACCTTGTTATCTCCGTCCATCTGATGTGTAATGCTATTGCGCAGGTTCCCAGTATCGACAGGGCATTTCTCCTTGGCATATCGTTCCGCTGTCAGTCCGCACTCCTCTAGTGCTTTTTTGATCTGATCGCGACTGGCACGGATAACAGCATCAGTATTATCAATCTCAATTCTTATGCTACTTCCCATGTCTCTGTTTCCACCCTTTATAACTTTTTACGCTGTGATCGTTTCTCCTCGTCTGATCTGCGTGTATTGTGATTGCTACCATAGTACAGCGGCAGTTGTATACCTCGCACGGCTTGCCTTTAGGGTCAGCAGGGTACATACAGCCGTTTGGGAATGGCTCATCATACCTCACCCTTACTCCGTTTAATTGCCTGTGTGAATTTCTCACTCTGTTATCGTTTGCTGACATCCATTCTTTCTGCATTTCAATCCCTATGGCAGAGGCACGGTTATAGCTTTCTTGCCGCCCACCATTCTGTGCGCCTGTTATCATCGTCCTTGCATTTCTGATAGCTGCACTGCGGTTCATGTTGGTGACGTTTTCTAGCCGTTTTGCCAGATCGCCCACTGCATCCCCTTGTAAGATACCTTGCAGCACTGCATTCTGCACCTTTTGGCGATTCCATCGCTCATCCTTTGGGATATCTACTCTTGCAGGTGGTAGCAACTCAATCTCACCCTCAGACAGTCTCCTGATTGTGTCCTCGTCCAGAAGGTCAAAGCTTATGCCGCTTCCCTTCTCGATTTCATAGGCCGAATAATTATAATTCTCGCGGAACACCTCAGGGGTAACGTTGTTGATATAGTCAGCCGCCAATTTGTTTGCATCAGTGAGCCGCCTTGCCATCTGATCTCTCAGAGCTTCCCACCTTGCCCCTCGTGCTACCTGATTGCTGACCCACTGGAAGAACTCTGCATCTGTATATTTCCCTTCCATGTATGCGTTATACTCTTTCAGGTAGCGTGATTGAAACGTCTTAAAGTACTCCGTAGCCTTTTCTTTCAGTTCTTTGTGCGCTTCCTGATATACCTGTTGTAGCCGCTTTTCTACCTCTCTCAGCCTTTTTTCTGTGTATTTGTCGGAGTAACTACTCACTTAGTATCAGTCCCTTCCTGTTCTTCCTCTTCCTCTTCATCGTCTGCTGAAAATCTTTTAATTTCTTCATCCTGCCGTTTTTCAATTTCTGCCATTGCCTCTTCTGGTGTGAGGAATGGCAGATGCTGAATCACGCATTCATCGGAAAGGTAGTTTGCGGCTGATAATACCATGTTTGTCTGCTCACTTTGGTTTACAACTCTGTTCCAAGTAAGAGTAGGATTGTCGCTGATTCCTGCGAGTCCAAGAATCTTTTGCACGAAATCCAAAACATAATACTCAAAATCCGCACACTTATTATCTTGCGATTGATAAGCCGCCTGGATCTCCTGCGTAGTCTTTGCAGCTGCCGAGAGAGTAGAAACGTCCAGAGCTTGGAAGTCCTCGTATATATCACGTCTGAGAATTTCCAACATGGTATTTCTTGCGTCCGTGGGAATCTCTAGTGTATGAGCTTCTGCTTCTGTGCCATCCTCAACTACAGCTGCTCTTACGGACTTCATACGCTGAATGAATTTTGCAAGGTCTAGGTCGTCCATGCCTCCCTCATTTTTCAGTATCCAGTAGAATCCTGCGGTATCATCAATATCATTTGCAAGTCCACTCTTGATATAATCGTAGCAATCTATGCTCTCTTTGATGCCTACCAATTCGCTCTCATGTGAGTCGTTGGCATATAGTGGGATGATTGGCAACCCTGAGTAGTTGCTTTCAATTTCCTCATCTACTCCTACAGCCGTGCGTTTGATTGTCTTGATATAGCCATGTTTTCCATCCTTCGTCCTCACTGGGTCGTTGTTGGTCTGAATGTAATCGGTATAGCCGTCTGGCTCATATAACGTGCAATGGAAGATAACATCTAACCCAATTTGGCGATACCAATACCTAATACCTGCCATTAGCTGTGATGTCTCCTCATCATACAGAGGGCAAAAACCCGGCTGTGATGGTGTATCAGCGTACCCGAACACCTCCAGATGATCTAAGTTCCAAAAGCCGAAAGCTCTGCCTCCTGCCACAGCTCTTTTTGCTGCAAGCTGTAACTTAAAGTCAAAATCTTTCCCAAGCTTTTCTTTGTTCTCTGGCTTCTCCAACTTCAAACCGTTTCCTAGTACATACTGCACTTGCTGTTGGCATAGCCTGCGGAAAAAGAGTGTTTTAAGCTTGTAATTTGCTGAGAAAATATCTTTTACCTGCTTACCGCTCACAGTATACAAAAACTTCTGGAACTGCTCTATTGTAGTGTTGTGCTTGTTGTAGTACCGCTCACCATCTTTGGCTTCTGCATACTCTTTCGTCCCTCTAAATTCTGCCACAGCTTCTACGCAGAAATCGCCCTTGCCCTCATCTGGAACGTTTACTAAATCTTGATATGTTTTCAATCTAATCTCCTTATAGCATATAATTTCCCTGCCGCATTTTGGTATCTAATGCAGCTTGCGTTTTAACTGCAATTCTCTTTGTTCTTGCGAAGTATCTAACAGCGTCCATGCAGTGGTCGGTTTCCTTCTCTGGTTTTTCTTCTCCACGCTCTAAGGCTTTTGCGTTCCAAGCGTACACACCAAACTCCTGTATTGTGTTTTTGCACCTGCGCATAAATTTAAGCCTCTTGCGCTCTAAAAGGTTTGATACATCAGCGATACCGTTTATCACATCGTTGTCGGCATCCTTTGCATGTAAGCCACGCTTTCTTATTTCGACTTTCAATGCAGCTGCGGAAGGGTCGATGATAACTTGCTTTGGGTCTGCGTTCCTTTCTACAAGCATCTGCACGAGTCCGTCTACAAGCTCCGCAACAGTCTTCTGTTTGCGTTCTTCTCGTCCACTGTAATAATACTCGCTGAGGCATAACCAATCGTCTGTGCCTGCGATTCTGCGCCACAAAAGAAAAGTTGTTGCATTCTGAATGCCGAAGTCGGATGAAACAAAGTAGTCTCCTATGGTTTCTGGTTCTTCGTCCAGAATATTAGCGTCCGAAAACATATCATATACAAGACCTTCGGCAGTTACCCACAAGCCAAGAATGTAGAGATCGTAGAAAATGCCAGAAAACGTTGACTCATAGCCTTTCTTGATCTCCTCAGACAGACCTGGGTTGTCGTCCATCAAGAAATGCAATCGCAGTGCGTTATGCTCTTTGGCTTTTAATATCCAATTTTGATAAAACCAGTGCATTTGACCTGCTGGGTTGCAATTAAACCAATACTTTCGCCCACTCACTGAACAACGTGCTAATGCCTGTTCGACAAATGATCTCGGCATTAATGTCACCTCATCCAGAAATACACCTGCTAAAGTAACACCCTGTATCTTTTGATATGATGCCTCGTCTTTGCCGCCATAAATGTAAAAAGTGTTGGTATGCTTTCCGTCACTGATAACCAGATCACCCGATGCTATATGCAGCTGCATGGAAAAGTGTGTCTGCATGTAAGCCATTGCCATAAGCGGTCGAATGACATTTCTCAGACACGTTTTATCAGTCTTGGAACAGATACCGAAATTTTGTTTGTTGAATCCTCGCATCGCCCAGAGAACGAAAGCCACCGACATTACAGAAGTCTTTCCGCCTCGCACTGATCCATCACAGATGAGCGCATCGTAGCTGCTGTTTGGAAATGCCAAAACCTGTAACTGCTTTTTGCTAAATTTCGCTACTTGCATCATCATCCTTTTCAAGTGCTTCAAGCGCAAGTGACAATGGATCTTTTTCTAGTTCCTGCACCTGCACAACTGCTTTATCAGTCTGTCCAAGCCACTGCTTGCCAAGCCAAATTGCCATAGCTGCGCTTTTTTCTGCCAACTGTAGCTGATATCGTCTCAGCCTGATCTTCCCGTTTGAGCTTTTCTGCTGATACACTTCCATATACGGCAAGTTATATGTCCTTTTGCACCAATTGTCTAATGTTTTATCTGTTACATCAAGCACTGCGCATATTTCTTTTTTGGTGCAGAGTAGTCCACACAAGCCTTCAAAAGTCTTTCTATCAATCTGTTTTACTGGTCGTGCCATTTTAGCCCTCACTTTCTAGCAATACTGCTTTTTCTCCTGTATAGGTCTGCCACCTATCTATTATCGCGTCCGCATATTTAGGATCATACTCCATCACGTATGCAGTCCGCCCATTTTGCTCACATGCCATTATCGTTGTTCCGCTTCCCCCAAATAGATCAAGCACTTTGTCACCTGATCTTGTACTATTTTTGATTTGATAGTCAAACAATGGAATTGGTTTCATCGTTGGATGAATGTCATTTCTTATAGGTCGATTAAATTTTAAAATTGTCGTTTGTTTTCTGTCACTCATCCATGTATGTGCTGCACCATCTTTCCAACCATATAAGCACGGCTCATGATTCCATTGGTAATCCTGTCTCCCCAAAACGAATGTGTTCTTCTCCCATATAAGGTTTTGCCTAATTTTCCATCCTGCGTCATTGCATGCGGATTCAAAGTTAATTGCTTCGCTAGATGCATACCAAATATAAAAAGCAGCCCCCTCACGCATTACATCGTCTGCATTTTTGAATGCATCCCTTAAAAATGTTCTAAAATCCTCGCTATTTAAATTATCATTCTGGATTTTAAGATTGTCTTTTGTTTTCCCTTCATACGATACATTGTACGGTGGATCGGTTATCAGAATATCCATTTTGCACCCCCCCACCAGTTGCAAAACGTCTGTTTTTTTCGCACTGTCTCCACACATCAGTCGATGCTTCCCTAACTGCCATATCTGTCCTGTTTTTGCCCTTGGATCTTCTGGAAGCTCCATTTCATAATCATCTTCTTGTGCTTCAAGTTCTTCTTCAAGATCATCTAATACATCTTCAAAGCCAAAAGCTCCCATATCTACATCAAGAAGTTCTTTTAATTCATCACTCAGAAATTCAGCCTCCCACTCTGCCTTTTCAGCCGTTTTGTTATCTGCCAGCCGAAATGCCTTAATCTGCTTTGGAGTAAGATCATCTGCAATAATACACGGGACTGTCTCTAGCCCAAGTTGTTTTGCTGCCTTGTATCTAGTGTGCCCTGCTACAATCACATTTTTCTTATCGATGATAATTGGGACTTTAAAGCCAAATTCCTTGATGCTATTTGCCACATACGGCACTGCATTATCATTCATTCTTGGATTCTTTTCATATGGTTTCAAATCCGTGATTTTTAAATCCTTGATTTCCATTCCTTCTCCTTTCTAATACAAGAAAAGCCGCCTTTCCAGACGGCTATGCACCCTGAGGGTGTGGCGAACCAGAATTGCACTGGGGGAGTGTATCAACTCAGCCACTTTTACCGCCTGTGGCTTATAGGAGGTGTATAGAGTCGTCAACAGCTTTCTCCGTACTCCTATATTGTAGAGCTAATTTTGATTGCCGTTGTATCAATCCAATTAAAATCCTGCAAAATATCCGACTTTATTTACGAACTCACTTTTCCACCTTTTAATCGTTACCTCAGAAAAATGTAACTCGTTTGCAACCTTTAGAGTGCTATATCCTTTATAAAATATTAAATAGATTGCTTTATTTCTGTATTCCCAGTTATCATATACGGCTGTTGCCTTCACCGCCTTTTCCATCGCTTTCTCGATGTTCTGGAGCTGTGGGGAGCTGTGCCGCCCCCTCGCGCACTCCTTGATCAAACTCAAGACTACATTGTACCACCAATTAGTGTACCTCGCTTTGTTCAATCATCATCACCACCTGCTGCACACAATGCAAAAACGATAGTTACAATGATTCCTGTAAATACTCCTGCTACAAATACTGCAATTTCCATGTTTAATCCTCCTTCAGTTTTTCTTTTCCTTCCGTACCCGTTCCACCTGATATAAAAATCTGCGATACGGCATATTGCACTGCCTTGCACCTTCTGCTATCGGGATTCTTCCGCTATCCACTTTTGCGAAAATTTCATAAAAATTATCTGGAAGAGGGCAATGTGGAGAGCTTTTTTTACTTTCTCCTCTGGCTTTAAGCTGCTCATTTGCATATTTTGTAAATGTTGCCTGCGATACCTTACATCTCTCAGCAGCATCTACTCCGCTTAACTTGCCGTCTCTCCATTTCTGATAATTTTCTTCAAAATTTTCAATTTCAAGTTTCTTTCTGTTTCTGGAATATCCTGTGTGCTTTTCTCC